ACCACCACCCATTTATGCTATATTCTTTATACTATAATAGGAGAAAAAAAATGTATATAGTTTAATTTAATTAGAATACGCTAATCCTCCCATACCTGAAAGAATACGAAGGACATTATAATTAACAGCGTATATTAATATATTTCCAGAAACATATTGATATGGAGATACTTGAAGAACAGCAGTATCAATACGAGACATATTGAGAGATCCGGATGGTTGATGTTCTTCCGGTTTTAGGGCAAATGAATAAACATTAATACCACGATTTTGAGAAATGTTAGTATGATGTTGATATTGTTGAACTAAGTTGAAATAGTTTCCAGGGCGAACACTGAAACGATCATTTCCATTTAATTGTAAAAGACATGTATTGAATGGATTTAAGTTGCTGGTTGCAACAAAATTATCAAAATAGGGGTCTATTTGATAATTAATTAAATTGCCAATACTAATATTACAGTTAGCAGCACCACCAGTTATTATATTATCATAAGTTGGATTAATAACTGAGCCAATAGTTAAATAATCTGAAAGAGTGCTGCTTGGTAAGCCATAATTGCTATTCCAAGTAGCAGCATTTTGTGAGCCAATTGAAGGCCATGTGTAGTTATACCATTGATTATTAGCTTGTTGAGATCCAGAAGTTCCATTGAATTTTCCAACCCATATTAATTCTTTAACTGGATGATTGAAATTTAATTTGATACTATTGGTATTTGAGCTTAAATTTTCCGGTCCAGTAAATTGTAATTGTTCAATAAGATATTCATGGGATAATTGGGCGAATTTACGACGTTCATCAGTATCAAGATAGATATAGTCAACCCAGATATTAGCATTTGATAAAGCAATAGTTGAAGTAATATTTCCAGAAGAAGATGAACCAGTAGTATTATTATAAACACAATCGGATAGAGGGGCAAAATCGATCTTGATGCGAACTTCATGATATTGAAGGGCAATAAGAGGAAGGGCAAGTCCAATATTGCGGCAAAACCAGAATTCGAATGGTATGAAAAGGGTAGTTAAACTATTAATTGCGTTAGCACCAACATTAACAAGATTGGCGTCAGCTCCAACCATGTTATTATAGGCATTGCGTTTTCCAACGGGTAATGAAAGTTCGTTCCATATATATAACCAATCAGAATAATGTTTATCTATTTGCTGTCCTCCTATTTCGATGGTAATGGCTTTTAATAGACGAAGACCAACATAATTAACATATGAATCAGTGCCAGATAATATTGGAAGATCAACTTGTAAATAAGTACGATGGATTAAATCACCATTACGAGAAATTTGACAATAGACAGTTCCGCCAAAATTAACAGTTCCACTGAAAGTTTGTTGAATTGCTTCCATAGCAAAATTTGTATGTCTGCGATATACGACTTTAAAAAAAGTTATTTGAGGATTGCCAGTTAAATAAACATCCTGAGCACCATAAGCAACAAGTTGAAGAAGACCACCACCCATTTATGCTATATTCTTTATACTATAATAGGAGAAAAAAATATATTTAATAAGATATATAAAAGCATATTCGCATTTTTTATTATTATACATGTTTAAAGACAAAACATCTAAGAAACGATTTCAAAATATAGATATAACAAAAGATTTATCTACTCTTGATGCGATGCACAACAAGATTATAACAAGTTATACAAAAAAAATTATAGATGATAAAAATTTTATGGATAAAATAACTATTTTGGAAAGACACAATAAACTACTTAATGATGAGATAATAAAATATAATAATGAAAATATTAAAAATGAAGATTTATATAATGAACTATGGAATAGTAATATAAAAATAAAAGAAGAATTGAAAAATATAAATGATCAAATAAATAATATAAATCATTTTGATGAAATTGAATATTATGAAAATACAAGTGATATATTATTTAGTTATTACGAAATGCTCGAAAAACAATCAACTATTATTATACCTAATACGGTAGTTCCAAAACTTAAAAATAAATCTATTTTAGAATCTTTTAATATAATCAAAGAAGAACCTGTTAATAATAATATAACTGAAATTGAAGATGATAAAATTATTGAAAAAAGCGATTTAGTAGATAAATATTTGGCAATTACTAACAAATATCATATTAAAAAGATTGATCAAGAAAATACAGAAATTTGTAGAAAATGTAATATACCTCTTATATGTCTTCAACAAGATGCGATTATGATTTGTAATACATGTGGTTATCAAGAATTATTATTAGTTGAACAAAATAGACCTATTTTAAAACAAAATACTAAGGATACTTCTCATTTTAGTTATAAAAGAATTAATCATTTTCGAGAGTGGTGTAATCAAGTTCAAGGTAAAGAAAGTACTGATATACCAAATGATATTTTTGAAAAGATTTTAAATGAAATTAAGAAAGAAAAGATTCATGACACTAAAAACATTACATATTCAAAGATGAGAGAAATATTAAAAAGATTAAGAATTAATAAATATTATGAACATATAAATTATATTATTAATCGTATTAATGGAATTCCAACACCACAATTTTCAACGGAATTAGAAGAAAAATTATGTTCGATGTTTAAAGAAATACAAGGACCATTTTTAAAACATTGTCCAAAAGATAGAAAGAATTTCTTATCATATAGTTATGTTTTATATAAGTTTTTTCAAATATTAGGTTTAAACGAATATCTTAAATTCTTTCCATTATTAAAAAGCAGAGAAAAATTATATGTTCAAGACCAAATATGGAAAAAAATATGCGAAGAGTTAAATTATAAAGTTATACCATCTCTTTAAGAGGCGAATCCAACGAGACGGAAACCAGCACCAAGTCCAACACCTTGACGAGCGCCAGCAGAGATAGATGGAGATATGAGATCGAAGATAGAGAATAAACAAGCAGCTGTTAGAGCAATCATCCATATTTCATTGAATTGTAATTTTTCTTTTGGAAGGGCATAGGCGGCAAAAGCAACAACAATAGCTTCTATGGCGTATTTAAGAATGCGAATTAAAGCTTCCCATATGTCAAAACTGTATGAAGGTTGATTATTCATATTTTATACTAATATTATAAAATATTTTTTATTTAGAATAAAAAAAAGATATAAGATTTTTTAATATATATATTTATTAGATATGGAAGAAGTACTTGTTTCAACAAAAACCAAAGATTATCTTGATGAAGATAAACCAATCCGAGGACAAAATTACTGTTTAATTTCTTTTTTAAGTCCCGAAGATATTTTAAAAGACAAAGAATCTTATTATTTCTCAAAATTTACTGAACAATTTGGAAAAGATGTTAAAACACTTCTCGAATGTCTTGAAAATAAATATCCTGATTCAGCTGATCTAATTAAAAATATTCGTTCTAATCATGAATATATATTTAATAAGGATGAATTGGATGCACAATATAAATTTTTCAAAAATACTAATTCAACTGATGTAGAGGCTGATTTTCACAGAGAAAATAATTTTAGAACTTCTATGCGTGGAATTAAGGTTCGTGGAACTTTTGATACTCTTGATGAAGCTAAAAATAGAAGCCAATTTATTAAGCGCTATGATGATAAGTTTGATATTTATATCTGTCAAGTTGGTTGCTGGTGTCCATGGTCACCAAATCCAAATGATCTAGGTGATCAAGAATATTCTGAAACTCAACTAAATACTCTTATGAAAGAATATAAACAAAATATGCAGAATAAAGATGAAATGTTTGAACAAAGAACAGCCGAATTAAAATCCAAAGGCGCTTCTAAACAACCTTCTGATATTGCCGATGATCTATCACAACCTGATCCATGGACTGCTTCAAAATTAGCTAATACCGAAGTAATTCCAGAAGGGGCTTCTGAAATAATTAATGAAGAAGTTAAAGAAGAAGAAACACCTCAATAATTTAATTATTATTTTTTTTGTAAATATAAATAAAATGAAGTCAATAGCATTATTTATATTATTTGTTGGGACTGTTTTAATTATAAAAGCTTATTATGAAAATAAATATAAAAATATGGATCATCCAAAAACTTTAATAAAATATATTCCAATTACACAATATGAAGAAACATTAACACCAAATGAACAATTAGATGAATTTTATAAAAGTATTTTTGAAACATCTCAACCTTTGATTTATGACGCAAAAAAAATATAATATTAAATAATAAATATGAATAACAGTTTGAAAGATATTGGTTATTTATTAATTGATAATATTAATCAAAAATCAGATAGTAATAAAAATAAATTATTTGAAAAAGTTAATAAATATAATAATTTTAAAAAGGAGGTTGAACGAAAAAAACAAGAAAATAAAGAATATTATTTAACAAAATACGAAGAACTTAGAAAAATAAATACTGCTAATTATGCATCTTATTTAGAGAAAAAAAATTATTTATTTGATAAATGGAAAGCAAGTGCGAATGTTAAAGATTTATATGAATATATTTCATTTGAACGACCAGAATATATAGAAGTTCCTGATGTTTATACAAGTCAATTTGATTACAAAATTATTAAATAAGTTCATCATCAAGATGTAAAATTAAAATACTAAAATAATTTATAAAACTAAATATAAATCCAAAAACTATCATAAAACCATTATAAAATTGAACAAATAATTGATAAATATATGTTGGTATTTGTATTAATCCTTCAAATATTGTAGTAATAGCATCATATAAATATAAAATAGGAACAACTATAAAAGCATATAATAAAGATCCTATTAAACTGAATGTATCAAATGATAAATATCCATAATGAACTAATAAAGAAAATATTATTATAAAAAGTATTATCT